ACGAGAAGTTGCAGTTACAGCCTCAGCGCCAGTGTCAGAACCTTCAACGTGATGGTTGTTAGCTGCTGCGCGTAATGCGTTAGTCTGCCACTCATGTAGAGTGTTAGTTGCCTTTACTTTAGCAATAGAACTAAGTAATGGAGTTTCTTCTGGTGATACGTCATAGATTACGTTAGATAAATCTTCACGAATACCTTTGGTATCGTATGTGTCAAATGTGTTAGTGGGCTGTGCCATGATAATTCTTCCTAAATGATTTAAGTTTAACTTTCAAACAATAATGCGGCTGCATCGTGTATGCTGCCTGATTTCTTCAACTGAGACATTTGCTTGCTGCGTTTCTTAGCCATACTATCAGGTTGCTTTTTAGCACCAGCTTTCATTAACGGTCTAGCCTTCTTGAGCTTGGCTTGTACGTCACCATTCCCTTCTAGCATTTGATCGTATAGCATTGCTTTATGCAGAACTAGCATTGCCCTATGGTCTACAATTCCACCGATTTCTTCGGCAGTGTATCCTGCGGCTATACCTTGCTTAACTAACTTTTCCTTCATTTTAGGTGCTTTTTTAGCGTCCCCAAATTCTGGAATAGCTCGTTGTAGTTCTGACATTTGCTCCTGCAAGTGGGCTTGTTTAGCCTGTCCTTGCGCTTGCTGCATTGCCTGATTTTGCTGATCTAATTGCTGCTGTTGTGCTTGAAACTTACCCATATCTTCACGATAAGTAGCGTCTGCTTCAATGTACCCTAATGGGTCACTTTGCAATAACTCTTTCGCGGGTGGAATAGGCTGTGTTATAACACCTTGCTGATTCACCTGTTGCATTAGCTGATTAAGTTGCTCACGCTGTTGGTTAAGGCCATTATAGGCTTCTTCCGCTTGCTTTCGCGCCTCTGCTGCTTGCTTCATGCCTTTTTGAATATATTGCTGGCCTGAATAGTCACGCTTTAGATCATCCAGAGTTACTTCTACATTTTCCCCATCAACTTTAATGGAGTAAGTATTAGGCTCAACTTGATCGGCTTCCTGTTCTTCCGATGCTTCATATTCTTCATCATCATCTTCATCTTCTAATTCTGCGTATTCCGCATCATCGTCAGTTTCCAACTCTGATTCTTCTTCAACCTCTTCATCCACAACTTCTGCAACTTCTGCCTCTGCTGTTTCTGTTTCGGTTGTTTCTAACTCCATTGGAGCCATTAACGCTTCTGCTGCACTTTCAATGCTAACTGGGGTAGTCGTTTCCACGGTGCTATCCTATTTTTTTGCGTTCTTTCATAGCCTCATTAGTGATTGCACTTTTGAGTATATTTTCAAACTGGTTTAATGCCTGCGACATTGCATAAGCATCTTCTCTAGTTTCCGTATCGGATTTGCTAGATTTAAAGAACTTTTTTACCTGTTCTTGTCGGATTATATCAAATACTGTCGTAAATGTATCATCTTTGAGTAAATATTCTGCTTGCTCTTTTAGGATCATAGCATATTGCCCATTTCATCCCTTGGAGCGTTCTGCATCATTTTCACACGTTCAACGTCAACTGCTGTTCCATACTGCCCTAGAATCTTAGCAGCTTCCACAAGCAAGTCTTGGTTCATTTGGTCGCGTTCTAGGTCATTAGATGATTGCAATTCACGATACTTGAGTTGCAATTCAGCCAATTCTTGACCTTGCTTAGACTGCATCTGAGCCGCTTTAACCTGCATATCAGCCTGCATTTTGATCTGGTCAGCTTGCATCTTGCCCTGCATCTTCATTTGCTGGCCCTGCATACTAGCCTGCGCTTTAATCTGTTCAGCTTGGATTAATGCTTGCGCCATTGGGTCGCCCTGCTCACCAGACATTTGAGCCTCTTGTGCAGCTTGCTCCTGTATCTGAGCCATAATCTGCTGTTCAATCTCTGGATTCATAGGTGCGTAATAGCGGTCTACATTGTTAAACCCACTTAACTCTAACGTATCTGCTAAAGTATTACGCATTTGCGTCATTGAAACTAAGCCGTTTTGTGGCCCGTATGTCTGCCAAATCTGCTGCTGAGTTTGGAAAGTCTGCATCAATGCGGCTGCTTTAGCATCTTCTTGACCAGTGCCTAAACCGACATTAATCTCCATATCCATTGAACTGTCCCAAACAGCAGGATCAACAGGTACGAATTGCCCGTTTAAACGCATCATTTGCTCGTCTGGGGAGTTTTTAATAGCAACGTGTAGCATTAGCTGGAATAACCGCTTTGCACCTTCTGCAAGGTTCCTAGCCATTACTTCGACCTGACCAGCGCCAGCTTGTGCAGTTAATGCGGCGGCTGTGGCTGAGGTATTTTGAAGCATATCAGGGTTTAATCCCATGCTCATTTTACTAATGCCTGTTTTTTCTTCAACCAGCATATCTAGGTACTGTAACGCTGGAAGCGTAGAACCAGCCACAAATGGAACCGTTAACGGATTAACAGAGCCAATCTGNTCACTACGAATGATTGCGCCAATCTCGTTATTTAGCACATCGTCCATTTCCACCATATCTTCATTAACTTCAAGTCGTGGTGTGTTTACCAATGCTACGTTATCTAGTATTCCGCGTAGTACGCTAGTTGTGGTGTCTTGGTCATTTATAACTAATTCAGCTAGTGAACGACCATAAAAAGCGTGTGGCTCTGGGTCAACGTGGAAATCAGCAAACGGTGCTTTGTCCCAAGGCTCCATTTCAAGAACTTCATAACCTGTACCACCACAAACAAATTTATGCAAAGTAGGTATACCATCACCTTCTGCATCAATTCTCATATAGGCTTCTGTCACCAAAACTAACCGCATTGATGGGTCATTATCAATTTCTTGATCATCTTGAATAGATTCGCCAAATCGCTGTATCTTTTCTACACTACCGATTAACGTATCTTCATCTGTTCCGCTTAGATTCTCAACAACGTCTGGATCAAATCCCATTGCAATTAAGTCACCAGCACGTTTCTCGCTTCTGTGGCAGCAAATATACGCATCATCAATAGACTTGGCTGAACCATCAATGAAAAACTCTTCTGGCGGTATACCTTCAATAACCATTTCACCTTCTTCATATTTGTGAGTGATGGTCATGCTGTGTACATTTCGCTCAATATCAATGCCAAATTCGTCCATTTCCATTTCAATGTCTTGTCGATGTTCTACAACTTCAACACCTTCTTTATTGACAAGCACTTGAACTTCTTGGTCTGACAAGTTTTCATAAGTATAGTTTTTGGCAATAGTCTCAGTATTCCACCAGACTTTAACCAGACCAACCTTTTTAACTAAAGAATCGTGTATGGCGTTACTTAGTACATTGTAACCACCAACCTTGTTGAATACCCAGTGACAGTAGGCTGTAGCTTGCTCTGCGTTAGCCACATCTTCTGGCCCTTTTGGTGTAAATTCCACGAACTTATTGTTAGCCATGAAAATACGCATTAGGCTAGGTTTAGCACCACGAACAACATCACGAACCTTAGTAGAAACTACCCGTGAACGACCTTCTTCATGCTCTAAATCAACATTACCATCAAAGTAACTTTGTGCGCGTTCACGCTGAAACGCTATATCTGAATCAACATAGTCAATAGCTGATTCTATAGCTGTCGTGATTGCGCTTTGAATATCCTGCTCTGACATTTTTGGCATTACTGCTTTTCCTTTGGCTGCTGTGATTGGTACGCCAAGTTTAACCCCTGACCTGCATTAACGTCTGGGATTAATCCCAGTAATTGTTGCGTACCTCTACTTAATTGCCCTGCCTTATACGCGGCTTCACCAACAACTCTTGGGGACGATATAAGTGCGTTAGCGGTAGCAAGGGGTAATCCACCACCTAAAAAAGAAAGTATGCTAGTAACTGGGGTTGCACCAGCAGCAAGCCCTCTAGGTGCAATTTGATTGAACTGACTACCAGCAGCCATAGGCACGACATTAGTACCACCACCCATATCTAAAGTGGTTGCTAATGCTTTTTTAGTTCCAGTAGTATCTTTTATTGAAGATTGCAATGCTCTAACAGCAGAATCAATAGTAGGTTGCTTTCCTAATTTAAGCACCCTTTCTAATTCGTCTACTAGCCCTGCCATTGTAGAATATTCTTCCATCATTTTTGCGTAGCTTGGTGCTTGAGATTTTATTTCTTTAGTAACAGCGTTTTTTATTCCAGTAATTGCAAACCTGCCTTTTTTTTCTTTAAACTCTAAACTTTCAAGTACAGAGTTAATTTCTTGCTTTAAAGCGTCAATACCTTCTGGCGTATGATATTGCTTTGGGTCGCTTGCTTTCCAATCACTAACCATTTTTCTAACTTGCGCTACAGCATTTGCACCTTTTTTATCTACAACTTTTCCTTTAAAAGAAACAATTTCTTGCGCTGCATCTATAGCACGTTCAATACCTTTAAAATTAAGAATTTTTGTATTAAGTTTTAAAGCGGCTTGATTTGCTTTGTATTGATTGTTTTTTACTATTTTAAGGTTAAGCAAACCTTTTTGTGCTTCTTCTAAAATTTTTGTTGCAGGAACATCACCTCGCATAGCATTAACAAATGCTTCACCTACTGAACCTCCTGCTCTGCCAGATTCTACAGCAGTTTCAATTGCTTGAATGCCTGTGCCAGTAGCAGGGCCAGCATAATACTTAGCTGCTGTAGTTGGAAGCTGTGCGACTTTTCCAGCTACTTTTGCTGAACCAATTATAGGGTCTACATAAGACGCAGTTTTAGCTAATGCTTCTGTTGCCTTTACTGGCAATCCAACCTTAGAACCAAGTCCTGCACCACCATAAAGTACACTAGCAGCATCAGCCATAACCGAGGCTGGGTCGTTTGCAACAGCTTTCTTTAAACCTTCAAGGGAACCGTACCTTTCTGCATAAAAATCAGCTATTGCACTTGAGGCTTGTATTGATTCTTCTGTTGATTGATTATCAAACAGAGTTTTACTAACCCCTTCTGCAATGTCTGAATCCATGCTTCCAAGAATTAATTTATCCTTTGCTGCACCAGCACCATAAACTGCTTTTAATATGCCGCTTAAAGTATCAGATGGGTTTGTTATAGCTGTATATATGTCTTTTGCAACGCCAGCAAGTGAAGATGGAAAGTTAGTAACAGCGCCATACGCAACTTCTGAGGCAGATAAAGATTCATCTGGCGCATCTGCGTCTACTTGTGCTAAAGCATATTCATAAACTTCGGCATCAGTTAATTCCTTATCAGATGATACTTGGAATGTTCCTTGATTTGGAATTGTGACTTCATAATCTGGCATATTATTTCCCTAGTTAATTCGCTTCACTGTAACACCAGAAGGCACATAAGCTGGCGGAGCAACTACTTGGTAAATAGATTTAAATTGCTGTGCATCAGGAGAAGCAAAGCCAGTATCTAAGAAAGTAGTATATTCAGTAATTCCCTGTCTAGCCAATTTATCAAGGCCGTCAAGAAGTACGTTTACTTCTGGTGCAGTCATTGTTGCTAACTCGCCAGCAGCCGCTCTTTTAATTAACTTACGCTCGTTTTCAGTAATTTGACCTTGCCCTCTCATGCCTTGTGCTGCTGTAAGTTCAAGACTAGCAAGTTTCTGCATTGCTGCTGTAGTGTTAGTTAATATTTGGGCATCATCATCACCACCAACGCCAAGTTTCTGCCCTAACCTAGCAATAAGCATTTGTTGTGCTGATAATGGGCCAGCGAAAACTCCACCAGTTCCATCATCATTTTCTTGCAATAAAGGTCTAAGTTCGTTAATTGCTTTAATTGTTCCAACTGACGATTGCGCTTGAATTTGCCTCTTTGACATAATATCAGCAGCACCTTGCCCAACACCTTGCAAGAACTTATTTCCACCCATATTAATGGTATTTCCAGCTTTAAGAAGAGTCATTGCTTCTTCTGGTGTTTTACCTTTAGATATGTAGAAGTCAAAATTTCTCATTAATGCTGTATCTGTAACAGTTTTTTCAACACCAGATAATACACGATCACCTGTATCTGCATAATAATTATACCCATCAGCACCTTTAATGGTTTTTCTGTCTTTTTCTGGTAAATTTCTGCGCCTCATTACCTCTGCCATACCCTCAGTAGGTGTCATAAAGCCACCCTGTATAGCTTGTGCTACATCTGAGTATTCATCACCTATTAACTGTAAAGCCCGTGAGGTTTGAAGCTGTAACTTACTATCTGCTAATTCTTGAGCAGTTTTTAGCTTACGTTCTTCTTGCAATTCACCCAATCGGTTCTGAAAGCCCTGTTGAATATTAGCGGCATTGGGATTCATACTTAAACCTTGAAAACCAGACGCTAATCTTAGGCGATTCTCTTCATCACCCAAATATGTACCAATGCTGTCTAAAATTCCCATAATTACCTGCCCAATCCTAGTGATAAATAGTCAAATAATCCAGGCTCAAAGCCTTTCTCTACAGTGCCTACGGCTGGTGCGCCACCTACGGCCTGTAACAAATACTGTAGGCTTTGCGCTGGTGCGCCTGTATAGCCTGCGTACTGACCTTTAGCTTCGTTAATCAACTGCTGCTGTAGAGCCTGCTGCATTACACCCTGCTGATCCATACGGTCTTGTATAGTCTGGCCCATACCAAAACCTAAGTTAGATAAGTTACCTAGCTGTGAGCCTGCTGATAGACGCTGTTGTGCGCCTGATAAGCCTGCCTGCTGGTTTTGCATCTGAGCCTGACGTTCCATTGCTTGAGCATTCTGGTAGCCTGCCTGTCTGACGCAATCCTGACGCTGTACGAGCCGCTTGATCTGCAAAGGCCCGATTAGTCTCTGCTTCTGCAATGCCCTGTCGTGAACCGCCAAATGCGTTAGCTGCACCAGCCTGTGCGCCACCTACGTTCTGAGCCATTAATCGGCTACGTTCAAGATCATCAAGTGACTGCTGAACAACCTGACTTTCATACGGGTTGGTATACTGTTGTAAACCAGCTTGAGTAGGTGCAGTAATTGCCATAGGACGATAATTCATACCCTGTGCCGCACCCATTCCTGCTTGTTGGATGCCGCCTGCTGCTGCTGCGTTGACGTTAAAACCGCCTGTTGGTGAGCCTGCCATAAT